CGATCAGTGATGAATACGTTGAGGCCAAGACCTTTCTCGGTATCCGCGTGGGAACCCGCACCGAACGGATCATTGACCGGGAGTCCATGGCCACGTTGTGGCGGGTCTCCCTCCGTGCATTTCTGCGTATGGAACTCGTTGTCTTTACTGACGACGTAGACGAAGCGACACGCATCCTCGACGACCTTGACAGGCAGGGCGTTCAGCCCTTCAATTACTCCTCTGCTTGCAGTTCGCCAGACACGCTGGTTGAGTTGCTCCCGTATCGGCCGGAGGTGATCGGGGTGCTGGACACGCCAGAACGCCGCGCACGGTACGGGATCGCAGGGATCGACATCGGCTACCTGACGGGGATGCTCTGACCTTGGCACACGACAACGAGATTCGACTACTCAGTCGCGCGGTGCGTGACAGGAACATCATTCCTCTCATCGACGCACGCGTGACCACTGACTGGTGGGTCAACCCGGAAGCGCGAACGCTATGGCGTTGGCTGCTGGAACACTGGGGCAAGTACGGCGAGGTGCCTACCGCAACCAGTGTCCTGGACGAGTTCCCCAACTTCCCGCTCCTCAAGGTTGAGGACTCCCTGGAGTACCTGCTGGATCGGTTCATCGGGTATCGCAGGTACGTGCACGTAGAGGACATGCTGCAGTCCGCAGGCGACATCCTGACGAAGACCAACGACCACGAAGCGGCCCTGACTCTGGTCGAGCGCTCACTGGCGGATATCTATAAGGACGGTACGCCGGGAGTTACGGATCTGATGCTTCACCGTGACCCACTGCGTCGTTACGACGAGTACATCGAGGCAGAGAAGATCGCTGGGTCACTGCTTGGGCTGACCACCGGATTCAGCAAGATCGACGAGGCCACCGCGGGACTGCAGGGCGGACAGTTGATTACGGTGATCGCTCCTCCGAAGACAGGCAAGAGCCAGGTTCTCCTACAGATGGGCATCAACACCCACGAAGCCGGGCACGGAGTTCTCTTCACGACATTCGAGATGACTAACCGTGAGTGCCAGGACCGTCACGACGCGATGCGATCGAAGGTGTCGTACAACCGGATGCGCCGTCGTTCACTGCTGGAGCCGGAGAAGAACTCGTATCGGAAGATGCTGGAGCACATGGACGGTATGCAGAACGAGTTGACTCTGTCAGACTCCATGACCGGGATCACGGTGTCGGCGTTGGCCGCGAAGATCGAACAGCGCCGCCCTGATGTCGTGATGGTCGACGGTGTCTACCTCATGATCGACGAGGCCAGCGGTGAGTCGAACACACCGCAGGCCCTCACCTCTATCACCCGATCCTTGAAGCGTCTGGCCCAGCGGCTGGAGATACCGATCGTCATCTCCACACAGACCCTGCTCTGGAAGATGCGCGGAGGCAAGGTCACCGCTGACTCGATCGGTTACAGCAGTTCGTTCTTCCAAGATTCCGACGTCATCCTGGGTCTTGAGGAGATCGAGGAGGAGCCGGAGGCCCGCCTGCTGAAGGTGGTCGCGTCCCGAAACTGCGGCCCCGAGGAGGCCGTGCTGACCTGGAGATGGGATACCGGCTGCTTCCACGATGACGACCTCTCCGAAAACTGCCCAGGATGTCTTGTGGCGAGTCGCGGAGGGCCTTATGCTCCCAAGAGTAGTAATATCGACACGCAGTTGGATGATCATTCCGACACCGGAGAGGAACTATCGGCATGAGTCTCGTCAACGAGATCGCGGAACTTCTGTACAGCGAAGAAGTCACTCCAGTCCCCTGGGAGCGTGCCCTCCCGGAGGACCGCGTCTACTTTCACAAACTCGCCGATGTCGTGGTTGACGCGGTCGTCGAGCATCTGGTCATCAAGGACCAGGACTTCGCTGGAGGTCTGGGTGCCGCCATCCAGTACCTGCAGAACGACGCCGACATGGACCGCCTGCGCCGCGGAGCCGACAGTGCACGACGATGACAATCCCCACTACGACTGCGAAAACCCCTGGACGTACAACAGGGCGGACCACAAGCAGTTGTCGTTCAAGTTCCCTGACAAGGCGCGGGTAACCTCGAACGTACTGGGGAGTAACGTCAAGGTCGTTACCACCAAGACTAACCAGAATGCACTGGACTCGGGTTGGCTCTCGGAACTGCGCGAGCAACTGGAGTCGACCCTCCAGCAGATCCTGGATCGCCTGGACGAACTAGAGGACCGCCTGTCCTCCGAGAACGTTGATTGACGTCGAGGCCACGCTCAATCGACTGGGCGTGGCCGGTCGCGCATCAGGTGACGAGTTCGTCGCCCGCTGCCCTATGCACCGCGTGCGCACCGGCAACGAGGACTCTCACCCGTCTTGGTCCATCAACCTCAGGACTGGGTTGTTTCTCTGCTTCAGTTGCGGGTACGCCGGTTCAATTCACCGGCTCATCGTGGACATGGGCGGAGCGCCCGACGTTGAGCAGGCCAAGACCTTTGCGGTGCGAGGCTCCTTGCAGAACACGCTGAAGTCGATCCCCGGTCCGTACCACGCCCCCAATCCGAAGCCGCTACTCCCCGAGTCCTCTTTGGCGGGATTCGGCAAGCCACCGCGGTGGGCCTTGCGCGAGCGCAACCTCACGGCACAGTCCTGCGAGCATTACGAAGTTCTCTGGGATCCCTACGACGATTGCTGGATCCTCCCGATCCGTGATCCCCAGGGCGGTCTGCTGGGTTGGCAGGTGAAGGGCCAGAGCACCCGCACCTTCCGCAACCACCCAGTCGGTGTGAAGAAGTCTGAGACGCTCTTTGGGTACAGCGTGTTTGCTGGCGGACTGATGGTCGTAGTCGAAAGTCCCCTAGACGCTGTGCGACTGCACGCTGAGGGAATCCCCGGAGGGGTCGCCGTCTTCGGGGCCATCGTGTCTCGACAGCAGATCATGCTCATGAGCGCCGCCGACGAGGTCGTTCTTGCGCTCGATGCCGACGCAGCCGGACGCAAGGCCAGTCGGCAACTGTTGAACGCAACCCGCGGGGTTCTGAAGGCCGTGCGGTTCTTTTCGTACACCGACGACACCCGTAAGGACCCCGGGGAACTATCGGCCGAAGAGATTGAGTCCGGTATCCGCAACGCCAAGTCGCGCGTCCTCGGCGAGGCCGCGTTGTGACCAGGCCCATTACCGACCTCTTCGCTGTGCAGGCCGACGGCCAGGACCTCCGCTGGCTGGGCGCAGTCCATGAGTGCCCGCTATGCGAGTGCGACGTCTTCCACATCTTGGCGCGCTTCGATCAGGGTGAGGTCGCCTTCTACTTCCTGGACGCCATCTGCGCGGGCTGCGGTGCAACCTTGAAGGCCCCGTGCCCTGAGGACGTCATTGACTGATGTTCACCGGTGAACTTCTCCCGTACCAGCGGGAGGCCGTGGAGACGATGGTCAATAGGAAGAAGATCCTCGTCGCCTACGACCTGGGACTAGGCAAGACCGTTATTTCACTGTCTGCCGTCGAGAACTTGCGCGCCGCCGGGCAGATACGCAAGCCCACGCTGGTGGTTGCCCTAGCCAGCCTCAAGTACCAATGGGGTACGTCCGTATCCAACTTCACGGACAGCAACGCAATCGTGGTTGATGGGACCAAGACCAAACGCCATTCTCAGATTCGCTCTGCGGTTAACTGGCAGTACAACGACATTCAGTACGTGGTGATGAACTACGAGAGCGTCGTGAATGACTGGTCGTTCGTTACCGACCTAGATCTCGACGCGATCATTATCGACGAGGCCACGGCCATCAAGGGATTTCGCAGCAAGAGATCCAAGAAGATCAAGGATCTCGCCCGGTCCGTTGACGTCAGGTACGCCTTAACGGGAACCCCCGTGGAGAACGGCAAGCCTGAGGAGATCTTCAGCATCCTGCAGGCCGTAGACGGGAAGATCCTAGGTCGCTTTGACCACTTCGACGCGTCCTACATCGTCCGCAATCAGTGGGGCGGCGTTCAGAGGTACACCAATCTCGATCGGCTACACACGCGAATCTCTGGCGTACTCATCAGGAAGACGCAGACTGACCCGGACGTCGCACCGTACCTACCTGACACTATCCACCGAGACCCGTTGATCGTTCCGATGGAACGCACGGTGCGCGGTATCTACCGGACCGTTGCAGACGAACTCACCGAACTGTTGGAGTCCGCGGTGCAGGCTTACGGAACTTCGTGGGACGTTTCGGCGCACTACGGCGTATCACAAAGGAAGGGACCTCCCGACGACGTCCTTGGACCGATCATGAGCCGACTCATGCTGCTGCGACAGTTGGCTACCTTTCCGGAGTTGGCGGTCGAGTCCGCCGACGCGTTTGGTGCCCGTCTTGAGGGCGACTCCGCCCGCACTCTCGGATCTCCCGTCGCTTACGCACTTGTCTCCGAGGACGGAGTCCGGGAGTCACTCCTGTCGGCCAAGAACAAGAAGATGGAAGCGCTGCAGGCACTGGTACGAGATCACCTGGACTCAGACGATGACGCCAAGGTGGTCGTCTTTACTTCGTTCCGACTGTCCGCCAACAGGATCGCTGAACTGCTTGACGGTGTCGTGTACTCCGGTGACCTCGACGCCAGACAGAAAGAGGCCGCCAAGATCTCCTTCCAGGAAGACCCCGATGTGCGCGTGTTGGTCTCGACTGACGCAGGTGGGTACGGCGTCGATCTGCCGCAGGCCAACCTGCTCGTCAACTTCGATCTTCCGTGGTCGGCTGGTACAGCCGTACAACGCAACGGACGCATCCGCCGCGCGTCCAGCCGCTGGCCGACCGTCGTGATCCAGGACCTACTGACGGACGGCAGCATCGAGATCCGCCAGCACGACTTACTGCGGCAGAAGAACTCGGTGGCCGGTGCCGTTGTGGACGGGCAGGGCATAGATACCCGTGGAGGGGTGCGCTTGGGAGTGGGTAGCCTCCTGGGCTTCCTTCGCGGTCAGGGCTGACTGTCAGACCCTCTGTCTATCGTTCTACTTGTTGAATCGACACACCGTCAGGCCTACTTGCAGAGAACGTCTCTGCCATGTACGGTCGGGCAGACACAGGGAGGGAAGACCATGGCACGCGTAGCCAACACTGTTCGGGAGATCCGCAGCGAGGACCCGTTCGTCTCGCTGGTGAAGGAGTACCAGTTCGTCAAGTCGCAGGCTGAGGCACTTGCCGCGCGCCAGAAGGAACTTCGCGACTCCATCATCGAGACCGTCGATGCGCTCGGCGAGCCCGACGACGTCGGGCACATCTGGCTCGAACTGCCCGATCAGATCGAGGGAGTGCGCGGACTCGTCAAGGAGCGCCGCGTCTCGCAGAAGTTGGACGAGGACCGCGCGCAGGAGATTCTCCAGGAGAAGGACTTGCTGACCCGCTGCACCAAGTTCGTTCGTCAGGTGGATGAGGCCGAAGTCTGGGAGGCCAAGCAGGAAGACCTGCTCACCGAGGACGACCTTGAGGCGATGTTCGAAACGAAGGTGTCATGGGCGCTGAAGTTGAAGTAGACACGTTCTTCTCTGATCTGTACTACCCAGGGTCAAAGCGGCTCCGCCGCGAGGCTCCCGAGACTCCGGTCAAGATGGCTGAGAGGTCTTGGGACAGCAGCCCCATCAAGAAGATGCGTCCTGGCGGGGAGGTCGTGGAGTACTTCTTCCCGGGCTCTCTCGCTCAGGCACTTGGAAAGTCTGCCGTCACCATTCGCTTGTGGGAACGCCGCGGCTACCTGCCCCGGACTCCCTACCGACTTCCGGGGTACACCGATGCCAGAGGCAAGGAGCACCCCGGCAAACGGGTCTACACCCGACCCATGATCGAGATCGCCGTCGAAGAGTTCTCATCTCGCGGCCTTCTCGGCAACGCCCGCATCGAGTGGAAGAAGCACGTAGATCTGACCATCGCTCTAGTCGAGCGCTGGAAGAACGACAAAAACTAGGAGAAAGCCGATATGCCTACCGCCGCACGCCGCCGAGACACCGCCGATTACATCCTGGACGAGGGCCTCATGGAAGAGCCCTACCGGGAAGACGATGAGAACGTTCGCGCACCCCGATCCTCCGCCATCCAGAGTGGTTGGGATGCCGCCCTCAAGTCGTCCAACTCAGGCCAGTACACGAACGACTTCCGCTGGACCGAGGACAAGCAGTTGGTCAAGTTCCTGGGCCGTGAGCCCTTCGCGGTCTACAACCAGCACTGGATCAACGAGCGCCAGGGTAAGAAGTCCTTTACCTGCACCGACGATGCGACCTGTCCGCTGTGCAGTATTGGCGACAAGCCCCGCCGCAAGATCTGCTTCTCCCTGGTGAACCTGTCCGCGGAAGAGCCCCAGGTGGAGATTCTCACCATCTCACCCACCACCGCGCAGATCTTCCACCGCTACGACATGGACAGCGCCACCGGTCCCCTGGACCGGATGTACTACTCACTCAGCAAGACCGGCACCGGTCCCAAGACGCTCTTCAACGTCGAAAAGGTTCGCCCCCAATTCCTCGAAGAGGAGTGGGAGATGTCCGTGGCGGACGCCGAGGCAATCGTGTCCGGCGCTGAGGCTCTCTCTGATTCCATCATCCCTACCCCCAACGTGAAGTTGATGGAGGAGGTCAAGGCGGAGATCACGTCGCGAAACCCCCGACGCGACTGATCTCTATGAGTGGCCGGGGGCTGTCGATCTCGCCTTCCCCCTTGCCGATCCGGCCCCCGGCCCTCACTTATCTCAGGGAGTCCAGATGTTGGTGACCGACGCCGACCAGTTGTATGACGCAGTTGGCTACTTGCAAAACGAGGCAGAGTTCTTCTGCTTCGACGTAGAGACGATCGGATTCCGGGGAGATCCCTGGAGGAACGACGTCGTATGGATTGGGATCGGGGATGACAAGCACCAGTGGTCAGTTCCCCTGAACTTCCCCAACGGGGATCTGATCGAGGAAGGCTTCCCCCTTAAGGACACTGAGGATCTCCGCGAGCGGCTGGCCCGCGGACTTAAGCCCCGCAAGAGCGATTACTCAGTGGACCGCAAGAAGATCACTCGGACGTTTTCGGACCCAACGCCCCACCTGGACCGCACCACCGCGTTCGGGATTTTGAAGCCCCTCATGTTCGACGACAACGTCCTGAAGGTGGGGCACAACCTGTCCTTCGATGTTGGTTCGGTCGCCAAGTATCTGGGCGACATCCCCTCGGGACCTTATGCCTGCACGATGGTGGCTTCCTTCCTGGTCGACTCCAGTCGTGCCTTCGGCTACGGGCTAAAGGACGTCGCCAAGATCTACTGCGACATCGATGTCGAGAAGGGCGTCGGAGCAGAAGTTGAGAGTCACGCCTTCGAGGTCGTCTCCAAGTACGTGCTCTTGGACGTTAAGGCATCGGCCAGCGTTTGGGTCGCGCTCCGCGACCGGATCCAGACGGATCGGCTCAGCCAGGTCTTCTCTTTAGAGATGGACGTTCTGCCGGTCATCACCAAGATGCGACTGGCAGGCACGCCCATCGACACCGATCAGTTGGATCGGCTCAAGGATCAACTGGACGCCGACGCCGAGGTGGTCCGAACGAAGATTGAGAAGACTGCTGGGCGCAAGTTCAACTTGAACGCCAACAGCGACAAGCAGGCCCTGCTGTACGGACCTAAGGACCAGGGAGGTCGAGGCTTGCGCCCAACGACTTTGACTCCTAAGGGTAAGGAGAAGAAGCGCGCAGGCATTCCGTTGACGATCTCCGACTACTCGGTCAGTGCCGAGGCTTTAGAGGTTTTCCGCGGGAAGGACCACCTGGTAGACCTGCTCTTGGAGCACGCTGGCCTCAGCAAACTGCTGTCCACTTACGTGCTCCCGTACCGCGGAGACGAAGCCAAGAAGGGCCTGGTTGACAACGGCCTTATCCACACCGACTTCAATCCCATCGGCGCGCAGACAGGACGCTTTTCGTCGCGGAACCCGAACCTCCAGAATGTCCCCAGTAGCGGCACCCACTACGGAAGGCTCATTCGAGACCTCTTTGTGGCGCCGCCCGGACATAGTCTTGTCGTCGCCGACTACAGCCAGATCGAGCCGCGACTTATCGCAGGCTTCTCCCAGGACGCCGTCATGTTGGAGACGTACCGAGACGGCGGGGACATCTACACCGCCATCGGAGACCGGATGGGCGTGGACCGCAAGGCAGGAAAGGTCCTCGTCCTTTCCATCGCCTACGGCGTCGGCCCCGACAAGATATCCCGTCAACTGGGAATCGCTGCGGACGAGGCCAAGTCACTTCTGGACGACTTCGGGGACAAGTTCAAGAGCATCAACAAATTGAAGGCCTTGACGATTAAGCAGGCCAGGATGCAAAACCCACCATTCGTGTCGACCATCACAGGCCGTCGGCGCTATCTGCCGGACCTTGACAGCGACACCGGGTGGATTCGGGCCAAGGCCCAGCGCCAGGCGTTCAACACCTTGATTCAAGGCAGCGCCGCTGACGTCATGAAGATTGCTCTCGTACGGGCTGACCAGATGCTCCCGGAGGGCGCGTACCTCGTCCTGACCGTCCATGACGAAATGGTCGTAGTGACCCCGGACGCACTCGTTGAGGAGTCCATTCATGCCGTGACCGAGGCCATGGAAGGCGTCTACATCCCACGCCTCGGGGTTCCACTGAAAGCAGAAGTAACCAGCGCACAGAGATGGGGAGAGGCCAAGTGAGCAATTCATCGTGGTGGGAGAAGAGACTGGGTTCGCCGAACCCACAGCCCGCCTCACCAAGGACTTCGTCGTATCCACCTTCGCCACCGCCTCCTGCGCGCCTGGCTCCGACCCCGCCTCCTGTGGCCCCCAACGTTCAGGTCACGCCTTCGAACTTCGCTGAGGTCTCCACGCAGTGGCACGGCGGCGAGGCCTCCCAGCGAGAGACCGGATCCTGCCCCAACTGCGGCAGCAACCTGTACTTCTCCCGATCTAACGCCGGGGGCCTCATCTCAGAATCCGGCGGAACTGTTGCACCCGCTCCCCGCTGCTACGCCTGCGGTTACACCTATGGACGAGACCTTCAAGGAGTACCCCCCGCATGATTAACGACGACGCGAAGAAGATCGTGGCTCTTCTGAACAAGAAGTTCGGAGGTGGGGTGGTTGTTCTCGGCAGCGACATCCACTCTGAGGTCATCCCGCGGTTCACTACAGGCTCGGTTACCTGGGACTACATCCTTGGTGGCGGTCTCCCTGGTAATCAGTGGACTGAACTGATTGGGGAACCCAGCCATGGCAAGACTATGTTGGCCCTCAAAACCATCGCTGCCAACCAGGCGAAGAATCCCGATTTCACCACTGTGTGGGTCGCCGCGGAGGCGTGGGTTCCCCAGTACGCCCAGATGTGCGGCGTCGATACCGACCGAGTCATCGTCGTAGAAACGACCGTCATGGAGGAAGCCTTCGACGCAGTCATCGCCTTTGCCGAGTCTAAGGCTGTGGACGCCATCGTGGTCGACTCCCTACCCGCCCTGGTGCCGACACCCGAAGCCGACAGGACCATGGAAGAGATGACCATCGGTCGTGGAGCCCTGCTCATCAACAAGTTCTTTCGCAAAGTTGGAGCAGCCATGAAGCGTTCTCTAGTTGAAGAGGAACGGCCGGTTCTCGGAATCATCATCAACCAGTGGCGCTACAAGATCGGCGTCATGCACGGAGACCCGCGCACCACACCAGGCGGCGTGGGCAAGGACTACGCATTCTTCGTTAGGTGCGAGGTCAAGAGGGACGAGTGGATCGAGATAGGCAGCGGCCAAAACAAGAAGCGCGTGGGCCAGTCCGTTCGGATCAGGACCCTCAAGAATAAGTCCGCACCCCCTCAAAGGGTCGCGTACGTCGACTACTACTTCGACGACGGTGGCGACATCCCGGTCGGCTCATACGACACCGCCAAGGAGATCGTTTCGATGTGCAACGTCTTCGACATCTTGGATCGCAAGGGAGCCTGGTACTACTACGGCGACCGCAAGTGGCAGGGCCTCGAAGCCGTCCTTGAGTCCGTCCGCGAGGAGATCGACCTTGCTGAGGAACTCACCGCCAAGGTGATGGCCATGGACGACCGTCCGATGGCGGTGTCGTGAAGACCCACGGACAGAAGCAGTCACAGGCACACGAAAAGCGCCTGGAGAAGATTCTCGGAGGTTCCCGCACCGCGGCTTCGGGAGCCTTCTGGTCCCGCAAGGGCGACGTCCGGTCGGAGGACTACCTGGCCGAGCACAAGTACACGGCTGCCAAGTCTTTCTCGCTCAAAGCATCCGAACTGAAGAAGGTCGAGACTGAGGCCCTGCTCGTCGGACGCACTCCGATCTTCTGCGTGTCACTGGACGGGCGCGACTACGTCGTCCTGCTGGAGGACGACTTTGTTGCCATCACCGGCCTCGATAAGACGGCTGACACGCCGTCTTAGTGACGTAACTTGCACTGCGTATCCCGATTACATAGAGTTCAACCAATCGTGAAGGGAGTCACCCACCTAATGCGCCCTCTTGCCGTAAATGACAACAGGACACCTCAGGAGGGTGCATGGTGGCTGAGCCCGAATGGGCCTGGCGCTACGAAGCCAAGTGCGCGAAGAACGACGTCCCCACGGACCTCTTCTATCCGCCCCGAGACCGACGCCTCTACAAGGGCATCGCAGACAAGGCCAAGGCCGTCTGCTGGGGCACGGACGGTCAAGGTGAATGCCCTGTCCGTCGTGCATGCCTTTGGTACTCCCTGGAGACCCAGGACACACACGGGATTTGGGGAGGACTTTCACACCGTGAACGCTCGCACCTTCGCAAGCGGTACCGCAAGGAGCACCCACAAGTCTCCTTCAAGGCATGGATCCTGAAGGGGCCGGGCGGAGATGCCAAAAAAGCAAAGCGCTCTGGCGCAGTGGATGGAGACGAAGAAGGCACCGACTCGTCTGATTGGTGACATCGAGCGGCATCTCCTGGAGAGACCCGCCGACACCTCTCGTCGACAGGACGTTCTTCACCCCAGTGAATTGGTCAAGGACGACTTCTGCCCACGGGCGGCGTACTACCGACTTCTTGGGTACACGCCACCAGTGGAGCGCCATGCACTACGTCTGCAGTCCATCTTCGATCACGGCCACTGCATTCATGCCAAGTGGCAGAACTACCTCGCAGAGATGGGCTGCCTCTACGGCCTCTGGAAGGCATCCGACGACAGCACCTTCTGGAGCATGTCCAGCGACATCGTTGACCTGTCGGAGGTCAAGTACAGAGAGGTTCCCCTCTACGACCTGGATCTTCGGATTGAGGGCTCGGCTGACGGCTGGGTCAAGGGCCTCGGCGACGACTTCCTCATCGAGATCAAGACCATCGGACCGGGCACATTCCGATTTGAGGCCCCGTCTCTACTTCGAGACGGCCGCGACATCTTCCAGGCCTGGAAGGACACACGACGTCCCTTCCCCAGTCATCTGCGCCAGGCCCAGTTGTACCTGGAGATCCTGCACAGGATGGCCGACAAGGATCTCATCGACTCTGCTCCGGAGGAAGTCGTCTTCATCTACGAGTTGAAGGCTGATCAGAGCGTTAAGGAATTCAACGTTCCGTACGACCCTTCGATCTCCGAGCCCGCCATTCAGGAGGCCGCCCGTGTGGTGGCCGCTGTCGAGGCACAGCAGGTACCGAACTGCGTAAAGACTTCCGGATCCTGCAAGCAGTGCGCATCCTTCGGGGATGCCTCATGAAGAATCTCATTCTTGGTCGGCAGTCTCAGTCCGCAGTATCACAGGCCGTCTCTCAGGGAATACCTCTTTGGGACAGGCCCAATAGTGACCTTCCGCGGATACCCCCGGACCTCACCGCAGTCGACGACGAAGACTTGATGGTCCTGTATTCCTCACTGACCGCGTGGGCGGACTTCGTATCCACTCAGGTCTCCTGCGCTCAGGTCGACGAGCGGGCATCTGAGAAGGAACTGTCCCAGAAGGAAAGTCTCCTGATGCTTTCCTACGGAGACCGCGGGGACCGGGTCACCTATGCCAGAGCACAGGTCGCCTCTGACGAGGTCATCACAGCCCTGAAGGCCGAGGTCGAGCAGCGATACGCCTACCGCAAGGTCGTCGAAAGCCTCCTGGCCAACATCGAACGCGACTCGCAACTGGTCAGCCGTGAGTTGACCCGAAGAACTTCCAGTCGAAACAAGACACCCATAAGTAGATGGTCTGCATAAGGAGCACAATATGAACGCAACACGGATGACCAGCACGTTCATCACTGCACATTCCCGTAGCGAGTCCGAGCGGGAGTGGCTTTCCGGGGTTTTCAAGATTATGGTCCGGGTGGCCCGCCGCAATCGCCAGTTCTCCATGGATTCCATTTGGGAACACTTGGACCGCGCGTACCTCCGGGGGTCCATCGTCAACGACGGCAAGGTGGACCACCGGATTTTGGGACCGATGCTCCGGCATATGGCCCGCGACGGCCTGATCTCGTCTTCTGGGTACTACGTCAAGAGTTCCCGGCAAGGAGGCGGCTCACGCCCGATCACCGTTTGGACTTCCCACGTCTACGAACGTGTGGCCGTCTCCGCATGAGTCACATCCCGGACTGGGAAGGCTTGCCCAACGGATTCAACCCAGACGCTGGGCTTGAGTTCATCAGGACGACCCTTCACTACCCGAACCCAACTCGGAAACTGATCGCCGAAGCGGGTGTCCGCATGACTTGCCTGCTCATCCATAAGAACGAGCGGTACGGCAACAGCGCGCTGGAGCCAATCGAAGTCTTTGCTCGCGGGGTCAGTCCCGAGCAGCGGATGGCCGTCCGGATGGACGACAAGATCAACCGCATCGTCCGCGGTATGGGCATCAGCGGCGGAGACGCCGAGGATCCCCGCGTCGATCTGGCTGGGTACCTCCTATTGGACGTTGTCAGGTCGTGGCAGGAGTCCGGTGATGGCTAGTCGTCCTGTTGTTGTCCTGGACGCGTCTCAACTGGCCCAGGCATTCGCGGTCGGGGATGGTCGAGACCGGGAGAACATCGGGAAAGGTGACGCGGTCTACTACGACCCGGACCGCATGGAGGACAACCGCATCGCCTCACGGGCATCTGTCGTTGCAGAGTTGGTGGTGGCTACCTTCTTGAAACTGGACTGGGGCGCCCAGGTCTGGAAGCGCGAGGACCATGAGATCTACCGGGACACCCCCGATGTGGGACTGAACGTTGAGGTCCGGCGAACGCGCAGCGCGCAGGCCCCACTCACGGTCAGGAAGCGCGATCTGCAGAGGAAACCTGACAGGGTTGTGGTTTCAGTCTTTGTGGATTCTGCAGATCTCACTCAGGGTCAGATCATGGGCTGGCTCCCTGCGCTGGACGCCTGGGATCAGGGCTACAAACCGCACTATCCCGATCCCAGGAATGAGGTCCGGGTGGTCCCTTACCCGTTCCTATATCCGATCACTGACTTCGACAGGCTCACAAACTACGTGGAGTTGCCGTGGCTACCTCGGCTTACGTCGGCCTAGACCCCAGTTTGACTGGGTTCGGTGTGGCCGCCATTGGCGAAGAGTACTGGCAGACCTGGTTGCTGAAGTCGAACAAGCGTGGCATCGATCGCCTGCTGGATTTGTCATACCAGTTGTCCGATGTCTTCGCCGAGATTGGTCGGCCGATTGGCGATGTTGCTGTTGAAGACACCGTGCGGGCATCCCTGAGCGCATCGGCCCTTGGCGAATTGGCCGGAATCGTGAAGATGACCTGCCACACCAGTCTGAACGGACCAGGCAAGTACCCGCTTCGGGTCCCCCCCACCACCCTGAAGAAGTACGCCACGGGTCGTGGCAACGCGAAGAAGCCCGAGGTCATGCTTTCGGTATACAAGAAGTGGGGTGTGGAGATTCTGGACGACAACCTCTCGGATGCGTACGTCTTAGCGAAGATTGCAGCCGGTCACGCCACCACGGCATACGAGAAGGACGTCATTGACCGCCTTAGCGACCCCAAGTTCCGCGACGGCCCCAATGTTTAGGGGTACGCGCGCTTCTGGCTTCCGTACCGTGGAGACGACGTCTACACATCGTTTCCCAGAGGATCACCGTGAGCGAAACATCCGAACCCGGAATCGTCGGACTTACCGACGACCAACCCCTGCGGGTATCCGCGGGCTCCAATCCACAGTCCGTCGCGTCCGCGATTGCGCATGCCCTCTACGAGCACAAGTCGGTTCGACTGCGTGCCGTGGGGGCTGGGTCAGTCAATCAGGCCGTCAAGGGCATTGCTATCGCTCGGGGCTACGTGGCCCCTCGCGGGTACGACCTGGTTTGCAAGCCGGGGTTCACGACAGTCACGTCACGGGACGGCGAGATATCGGCAGTCCTATTCGTAATCTCCGTTGTTTGACGCTGACGCTGGGCCTTTGCGTATCTACCTTGGATGGTAGGAAGGGAGACCTTTATGTCTGACTGGCGCGTCTCTAGCCCCGCGGTTCGTCGTCGTTCCGGCGCACCCAACAATCACTACGACTCGGTGGGCCCGCGCCCGCGAGTGAGTCTCCCGACCCCGGAGGAGGCCCTCGCCGGTATGGCGCGTGTCGGCAGCCCCCGGATCCCGATGGGTACCTCAATGGTGCACGACTTCGTGAACACCTCGGGAGCCCCGCTGCGTGGCACCTTGATGCCGCGTGGCAATAAGCAGTCCGGCGGGGCCGTTTACGAGAACCAGACGATTCCCCCGGCCAGCCCCGGCACTCCCGCCAACCGCACCAACATCCCGCAGGAGCGACTGGGCGCGCAGTACCGCGTCAGCGCGTACGTCCCGCCGCCCGTGGGCCCCGAGGCCGCTCCCACCCAGGCCAACGGCCGCATCATCACCTCGGCGATCACCCGCGAGGGCAACTTCGGCGACGCGATGGGTAACGCCTACCGGCAGTAGTGATGGCAGACAACAACGTCGCGTCCATTCAGTTCGCGCAGCAGCAGACTCCCCCGTCGTATCACCGCGAGGGTGTTTCCATCGGCCGTGAGCCTGAGGTGGAGACGCCAGTACCCCTATCCGGCCAGACCATGTCGTCGTCCGACCAGGCAACCATGTGGCGAGTTCGTCACGGTCGCGGCGACAAGCCCCTGCCCTACAGCCGCAAGACCAGCGGAAGCATTTACCGGTTCGACCAAGGGTCCTAGTGAACTAGGCACCACCACTACTACACGGAGCATCCCTTGACCACCAAGACGTTCGTCGGGTCGGCCAGGCCAACCGTCATCAAACCGGCTCGACCCCCAAAGAAGGTCCCCGCCCTGCTTAAGGGCTGGAAGACTGCCGTCATTCTCCCCGACCCGCAGTTTGGGTACCGGCAACTCGATAACGAGTTGGACCCATTCCACGACGAGAAGGCCATCTCGGTGGCTCTGCAGATTCTGGCGGCGGTGGCTTCGGAGACCTTGGTCGACGAGATCATCAATCTAGGCGACTTCCTGGACCTGCCTGCCCACTCCAAGTACGAGCAGCACAACACCTGGCAGAACACCACGCAGGCCGCTATCAACGCCGGACACGACTTCTTAGCCCGCCAGCGAGCAACCTCGCCGCGTTCGAAGATCGTGGTCCTGGAGGGCAACCACGACAAGCGCATCGCTGACCGGATCATGATGTTCAACGCTGCCAGCGCCGGGCTGAAGCGGGCAGAGATTCCCGACGACTGGCCTGTCATGACCGCGCCGTTCCTGTTGAGGATCAACGACCTCGACGTCCATTGGCTCGACGGTTACCCAGCCCGCAAGTACTGGCTGAACGACCACATCAAGTGCGTGCATGGAAGCATCGTGAAGTCCGGAGGATCCACGGCCAGCGCGTACTCCCGCGGTGACCGGACGTCCACCATCTTCGGGCATATCCACCGCATCGAAATCCACCACACGACTCAGCAGGACCGCCAGGGCGCGGTGCGCCTGTTCGCTGCTACGCCGGGATGTCTGTGCCGTACCGACGGGGCTGTGCCTTCCGCCAAGGGGGCTATGGATCTCACGGGCCGTCCCATCAAGTCCTATGAGGACTGGCAGAACGGGATGCTGGTCCTGCGGTACCGCGAGGATGATCCCCGCTACAGCCTCGACCCCATCCACATTCAGGACGGGTGGGCTCTCTACGCGGGTCAGGAGTTCGTGGCCGACTAGGTACGATCCAGTCCAAGAATCTGGTCCCTGGTCATGTGCGGGTACTGCATCTGCATGTCCGCCACGCTGAGGTCCACAAGTTCTGGATCCGAGTGCTCGACCGCCCACCTGGCGGCCTCCTGGTAGGAGTCCGTCTCCTGCGGCGATCTCCAGCCGCAGTAACAGGACGCGTAGTGGCGGTTGTCTGCGCCTTCGAACGTTCCGGCTATATGCCCCAGCATGTTGTTCCCCCTTCGGGTGGTGATTTTAGGCCGTACAGGTGTAATTCGCACTTGGACAATGGATTACATGAGCCATCGTATCGCAAGTCAGCAGTTCTCTGACTACGTCGCCGAGCACGGCGGCGCTTCCATGAACATGGCTACCGGTCAGATGGCCCAGGGACCTGGCTTCATGGTCGCTCATCACGGCGCCGAGACCAAGACCCCGGGATCGACACCCACGCCCGGAGACATTCAAGACTTCGCTGACAAGCACTACCCGTCCGTTCAGGGAAACCGCGAGGCTCACCTCGGGGCTTGGGGAAACGTCCTCGACGTCAGCGAGAAGGCTTCCATCGGCTCAGAAGCCCGTCGCCTCGGCCGCGTTCACCTTCAAGAAGCCACCTACGCACTTGGCAGTGCGTCCTCTCCGTCCGGTACTCCGACGCGCGTCAGTTCCACCGAGACCACGGACACCCTCAACCGTCCCTACGGGGCCGATGTCCTGCTCAGTCTGGGACGTACCCCCAAGGCTGAGCGTGAAGCACCCCGTGTAGTCGGGGAAGACGGCCCTCGCAAGCGGACCACTACCCAGGTACCGAAGCGGCCCGACGAGGACACCCCGATCTACCGCGACATGGCTGACCCATCCGTGCAGGCCGATTCCGCGTGGGCGCGCTCCAAGAACGCGAATGACTTCAACCTCAACGAGGTCGACAACGACGCCTGGTCCATGACCAACCGGCAGAACCGCCGCGTGGCACAGCCCGACGGAACGTCCAAGAGAACCGGCCTCGGAAACGTACTGCGCACTATCAATCGCGGACGAACCAACGAAGCCCGCGGCGCGGGCCTAACTGTCAATCCCAGCAAGGGATGGCACCCGGTGACCGCTGGGCCCAGCAAGGTGCGTTCGTCGCAGTTTGAGAGAACCCCGGTTGCGCACAGCGCTGGCCTGGAGTCCGAGCGAGCGACGCCACGGGGTGACGAGAACGCAGAGTACTTCCACAACCAGGTCCTCGGCGCCGTCGAGCAGTACGAAGCCATGCAAAAGGCCCATAAGGCACGGGGCTGATGACGGTCGCTCAGAACTGGAACTCACTGTCACCGAACCAGAACTGGCAGTCGCTGGGTGCCGGTGGCATGTATGGCGGCTACTCCATGGGTGGCGGCGGCGGAAACACCATTGCTGACGTCAGTGCTCGGGACCCGCTCGACTTCTTGCGCATGGGTGTTGGCCGCGCACCGCAGGCCGAGTACCCCGACGGATACCTAGGCACCATCCGCTCTCGTCGTGACGACAAGGGCCGACCCAACTCCATTGCTGAGGCCGCACTAGACGGCACCAAGACGCGCGTCAACCAGCGTTCCTACCAGCGCGGCGTCCACAAGGGCGAGCGCATCGATCCCAACGACTACGTCTGGCCGCGTCAGTGGTCCAACCAAACCGGCATTGCCAACCAAACAAAGGGCGTTCGCACCGCTCCAATCATGGAACTGGCACCCGCACCTCACCTGGTCAACGACGGCAAGGCCGACATCCCCAACAAGATCCCCGGCCAAATCAACCCGCGTCGCGTCGACCAGTTCGCGCGTTTGCGTCCGAACTGGAGGTAAGTGGTGGCTGCTAATAAGGGGCCGGAAGAGCGCGCGGCTGCCAAGAGGCAGGCTGCCGCCAAGAAGGGCGCCAAGACGAGGGCTCAGAATCGAGCAGCGACTGCGGGAACCGCACAACGTCAGGAGTGGGAGGCGCAGAACCCGCAGCGTTTCGATGATTTGGCCACTGCCATCGGCCGCAATGCTCAGTCGGACGACCAACTGAACACCAAGATTAAGCGCGCTGGGTTGGACCCAGGTCAGGAGATCGAACGGCAAACTGCCGCTACCCGCAAGATGTCTCCGGGTCTCGTATACCGGGCAATGGGTTGGACCGGTGGAGCAGAAACCGCGGCTAATCACCCCATGCAGGGCTCTCTCTTTGAAGATTCCCGACTCATGGACAACCCTTCGCGCTGGGAGGACATGAGCGAGAAGCAGCGTAAGGGTGTGACCGACCACGCCGCCCGACATGGCGTCACTTACGAGAGCGCTTACCGTTCCATCTCTACTCAGTTGGATCGCGCCCATGTCCGCGAGGGTGGGCAGCATGCGTCGTTCTACAGCGAGGAAGGTCAGAGCCAGTCGGGAGCCATGCTGCCGCGCACGCGCCTGCGTACTTCGGCCGCCCAGAACAATGTGGATTTCCATGTGCAGGCCGCGGCCAATGCCATTACCAGCCCGCAGATGCGGTTCGTGCAGACCAACAAAAATACCGGAGCCGTTAACTACCCGAATGACGAGACAGCAACCGCGGCCATCAACTGGGGCAAGGAAGGGCTATCCGGCGAGGCTTACGTCAAGCACCCCAACTACTACGTGCCTCCGGAGGATAAGGTCCCCGGGCCCAAGGGCAAATTGGTCAAGCGCAAGGACGACCCGCGCAAGTACCCCAACCAGGGGTACCCCGAGAACTTCGGACGAGCAGCCGACGTGACCTCCGCTGCGCGCGCGGGCGCCAAAGTCAAGGACGTGTGGAAGCCCACCGACGCTGACAAGGTCAAGCCCTACTACAACGCGTGGGTCGCCCCCCATGAGCCAGAGGGCAACTTCTTGGTTTCGGACACGCACACCGGAGCGGCAGGCTTCGCTCCCCACCTGGCCAATACGCCCGCCGAGACTGACTACCTAGGGAAGAAGGGTGTGCACTCTTGGCACGATCACATCTTTCGTCAGGTTCTACACGATCGCGGACTGACCTCGGTGAGTCGTAACCAGTCTGCGCAGTGGGGGCAAGAGAAGACTGAACAGGGCCACGCGGGTGACCTGGCTGAACTTACTAGGGGTCATCTGGCTGGAACACAGTTCAAGCAGGTGGACGGTCAGCAGGAACTGAGGTTGAAGTTCTAATGGCGAACATTCCTGACGGTCGATACGACCACAAGCCCTGGTCTCCGGGCGTCTCTCCTTCGCCCATCGCTCCCCGCTGGCAGTACCTAGGTCCCTTTGCGTCTAACGAAGAACGTATGACACAGCGGGCGCTGCAGGCCGCTGTGCTGCCCGGGGCGGAGTTGGCCGAGATGGTTCGGCCACCGCTTCCGCAGGTAGTTCCGTTTAGAGATCGATACGGGTATGACAACCGGGTTCCCACGATTTTCGACATCATGGATGTAGGTAGGACCTACTCCGAGCCTCGTATCTCCTGGTTCAGCGGCGGACCTGCCGGGTACAGCGGTACATCACGAAACAGCCTGGTGGGAGCCTAATGGACGACGGCGACGGCGCTGGCATGGTCGAGATGATGTCCGGTGGTGCACCGGACGCCATCCTGGCCACGATGTACAACGGCTCCGCTTCGTGCCTGGGCTGCGGTGGACTCATGACCCCGGTTCAGGTGATGTACGCGGGCAACTCCTGCGTCGACTGCACGTCCCAGAAGGGCGCCTCGCGCGTCAAGAACAGAATGGCTTAAGGAGAATCATGGCTGTTAACCAGTTCCGGTCCATGAACGCGGACCTGGCCGAGGGTGCGACCGACGGTCGCTACCGCAAGGCTCGCCCCGACACGACCCTGGCCCCCGCCATGGGCGAGGAGATGGTGCGCCAGGAGCGCTCCAGCCTGCACCCCTTCCACG